TCATTTGGTTCCTGCCTTGCTGTAAGTAAAGATGGGCGTGCGCTCAAGGCTCACGCGCTTGACCTTTGCCTTCTTGGGCTTGGTCGTCGGAAAACTGCTCAGCGTTTTCTTTTCTGTGTGGTTGGCCGACTGACGGTGGCCCTTGGATTTGGCACCGTTGATGCGGCCGTTCTCCACCTGCGCTGATTCAGTCTTGATGCTGGTCAGCAGCTCTGGGTGATATGTCTTCACGTAATCCGGATGGAATGCGTTGATGATGGTCATTTTTTGTCCTTTGCTCTTGCTTCGTCTATCCATTCTTGGAACTGGGCCAGTTCTTTGTCGTCCACGACCCACTCCCATTTGCCATCGTACCGCGGAGCAAGCCGCAGGATCACCCCATGGCAGTTCAGCTCTCGAAAATCACGGCCCGCGGGCCTGTACGGCACAGTCAGGCCTATGGGCTTGCGGTTCATTCCTGCACCTTGTGCGAGTAGTCCACCTTGCAGTAGATGGCGTAGCCAAAGCACACCACGCAGATGAAGTAGAAGATGCGATCAGATCGCTCCCACAAGAATGGATCAGGGCTGCCACCGATGATGGCCAAGAAGGGGAACATCACCAGTGCGGCAACCATCACGGGAATGGTACAGGTCAGGATTGCTTTCATTTCTTTGCTCCTAGGTTTTTCTCCGCCCACAGGCGGTAGCGTTCATTGGTATTTGCGATGCGACTGCGAGGGCTCAATTGCACGCGCGCAGGTCTTGGCTTTTTTACGATCACGGTTTTCGCTTCGGGGACCACGGGCCACGGAGCATTCGGGGCCAGTACGGTTTTCACGTGTTGCGCTCCTTAATGCCGTGGGCGGCTTCGATGGCACGGGCGTACTCTCGGCACATAATTAGACGCTCTTTGGAAACAAGGCTGTGACCAGCCCATGCCTGCGTAACTGCGTCCATCTGCTCATCCGTCAGCGGCTTGCGCTGTGGTGCTTTGAACAGCGGCACATCAACATTGAACGGGATGCTTTTGATGTCGAAGTTGTCGTGCGGCTCAAGTCTGTATTCGTTGTATTCATTTCGATGAATGATTGCCACAGGCTCCTGCTCTGGCTGTGCCAAGGCTTCACGGGCAATCTCTCGCATTTGCTCAACGCTTAATTCTTCTGCGCGTGAAAACGGGTATGCCGCTATGCGCTTCAATGCTTCTGTTTGTGTTGTCATGTCTTACTCCTTGATGCCGTTTTCAAATTCACTAGCAGCGGCACAGCTTGTGAAAACCAGTTCGATGCTTTGGTCGCTTATGCGTTTTACCTGCATCAAGTTCTTTGGCTTGCGCTGTGGTGGGGCGGTGTAGAGAGGGCCAGCAACGGGTCTGCCATTCTTCCACTCAATCCGTGTTTGTGGGAAGAATTCATCTCCACGCAAAGGAAACACACAAACGTGCGCCACAGGCTCCTGCTCTGGCTGTGCCAAGGCCTTGTCAATCGCGGCAAGAGCTTCTTCGGCCGATACCGTGTAGTTGCCCGCAATGTGCTCACGGGCCAGCTTCAATGCTTCTTTCATGCTGCCCCCTTGCGCACCCACTTGCCACCAGTCATTTTTTCAAAAGCTCGCTCAAGTTCTTGGTAGTCCCAGAGCAATAGAGAAAACTTCTCCATCAGTTCAGGCTGTGCCTTTCCAGCAAGGACCCCGCGCTCGTATTCCTTCTGCGCCAGCGCCTTGACGTAGCCGTCCAGCGCCTTGATCACGCCTGCCGCGGCATCGTCCACGGGCATCGCCGGATTGACGGTCACACCCTTGGCATCGATGCGCATGATCTCAACATGCTGCTGGTCGACGGTGTTGTAGAAAACAATGTTGTTGGGCCGAGGATCTTGGACCCCCAGCGCGCCATAGCTGGCGTCGGTCAGCACGTACTTGTCCTGAGGGTTCACGAACTGCATGATCGCGCACCGCGTGCAGCGAATGCGTTTGGTCAGGCCGTCGACAAAATTCCAATTGTGTTTGCAGGTCATACCTTCTCCTTGTATTCCTTGATGGACAAGATCAGCCATGCGCAGGCCGCCGACGTCCAGCCGCCCAGACTGTTCAAGTCATGTCGCCAAAGGTCGATGCCGATATTGCCGATGGCCAGCAAAAAGCAAATCACAGAAGTTGCGAAATTAAACATTGGGTACCTCATCAAAATGGGACCACAGGTTGTACTTGTCCAAGAACTGGACGCGCTGCTCGTTGTTCACGAATGAATGCGACGCCACCAGCAACAGGCGCAACAGCTGCGCTGATTGGAAAGCCGTGATGTCTTCCTTGGGCATGTAGGTGTAAAAGCGCTTGTTGATTTCGATTTTGAATTCAGGGTGTTTCATTTGTTCATCTCCTCAATCAACGCGCCGCACAGCACACGGGCCACGTTGTTGTCTTTTGTTGAAATCACCACGGTGTCGCCTTCCACGCGCACGCCGCGCATCAGAGCAGCCCACACGGGCCGTTGATCGGGGATCAGGGCCAATGCCTCGTGCAGCGCTTTCATCTTGCGCATGTAACCCTCAGACATCCGGCACACATACTCGTCCCCTTCGCGAAGCCAACGCAGATATCCGTTTGGGAATGCAATTTCTTCGTAAGGCATCATGGCGTCACCACACATTTCTTTCCGTTTTCGATCCACAGATCGCCGCCCAAGCGCTCATACAGCACACCATCGATGCACTTGTACTTGGCTTGCGATTCAAGGCGCTCGACGCGCTGATCCATCGGCATCTCCTTCTTGCCACACGCCACCACAGTCAACAGCGTGAACACCGCCATGCAATAGGTCAGGAATTTCATGATTTCTTCCCAAACTGCTCTTCGGCGTCCTTGTAGAACGTCATGAAAACATGAATGGCACGGTGCAAGTCCATTCCGCCCATAGCTGCAGTACCAGCAGCCACGCGCAACGCACCGACCATGCACACGCGCTTGTCTTTGTTGGTCTCAAACATCACCTTGGCCATCTCCGACGCAACGTGGACCGCGTCCTCTTGGAACTTGGCCAACTCTTCATTCGTGGGTTTTGTTTTGCTCATTTCGTTTCTTCCTTTGCTTGTTTGCGTGCGTTGTCCCACGCCTTGTGTGTGTCCCACCAATCCTGCAGCTCTGGGTCCTTGAGCTTGACAGGGGCTTGTTGGACAGCTTCTATCGAACCGAGGACCGAGCACAGCCAGCGGGCCAGCTGATCCACTTTTGCTTGCATCTTTGCTTCCGTCTCCGCCCGCACGTAGCTGGGCTCGTTTCTGTGGTCATAGCAGGGCATCAGATTTCTCCCTTTTGGGTCTCAAAATATTTCACGGCACGTTCTTGGATGTCCTGCAAGATCGACTCATGCAACACGCCAAAAATGTCCAAGCCATCAGGCAGGTAAACGTAGAACAGGTTCCACGCCTCCGGATAGTCCGGCTCCAGCTTCAAACCAGACATCGGTTCAACCGAGCCCAGCTCCTCCTCTTCGTACTCAAAAAAGCACGCCAGCTCCAAGCCATTCAGCTCATCGCACTCATAGTCATAGCGAACCAAGTCGCTGTGTTCAGGGATCTTGCTCATTTGGTTTTCTCCTTGCGATCAATAGCGCGGACCAGCCGCAGGCGCATGCCATCCTTTTCAAGCCCCAGCCAATCAGCCAAGAACTCAGGCAGCCATTTGCGCGTCTCAAGGATCACGCTGTAGTTGGTGTGGATCTCATCAGCCTGCTCTCGGGTCAAAAAGCCCTCTGTGTGCAAACCTTCAACAATCACACCTTTGGCACGGTTGATGTTGCTCAACAACTCGTCGTTGTTCATCGAATAAACGTAACTCATCGCGCACAACCTTTCATGAAAGAAATTGCAATCAAAATGATGCCCACAGCACCGATCAAGGACCACGGGCTACGATTGACCCAGTCCGCGACCCGACGTTCGAGGCTCAAGGGCCATCCCATCAGTCCGGCTTGAATCTTTTCCGCATCAGCGTCCATCCGCGGGGCTGGAGGCACGTACAACAGGCCGATCTTCACCTTGCCGGTGTCATAGGGTACGTTTTGCTTTTGGTGGCCTTGACGGCCCTTTTTCAGGCTGCGTCGGATGATCTTGACGCGCTTGGCAGTCGGTTTCATGGCATCAGCTCCTCTTGAATCAGGCGCATCAGCTTCAACGCCAGCTGGCCCTCACGGCCGTTGTCATATGCCGCGTCTCTGAGCCAGTTCCAACAAAGAGCATCTATGTCGGTGTCCCTTTGGCAAAGAGCCGCTTGTTGTTGGAATCTTTCCATTTCTGTCATAGCGGTGCATCCTCAAAATTGTCAGGATTGAACTTGGGCACACTGGTGCCACGGTCCAAAGGATTGGGAAACGGGGGAAATGGCCACGTTTTCATGCTTGGCTCCTTGCTCGCAGTTTTTGGGCAAAAGACATTCGGGGAGCCGATTCAAGAACCGCTACCCGCTGCTCCAAGGTTTTGATCCGCTCATGCAGCGCCTCTGCCACTTCTTTCAGACCCTTAGCCATCGCATCGGAAAGCTCAGAGATCAGCTGGGCCTCTTGTCTTGTCATTCCCATCACTGCACCGCCTCCCGCATCGCCTCACCCAAAGCACCATAGAAAGCTTGGGCCTTGGGGGTGGGGACCAGATACTTGGTGCGACGGTTCCCGTCCAAATAGGCATGCTCCACCAAACCAGCCGCCACCAACTCGTCCAACTTGCGGTGGATCGTGGCAGGGCTTGCAATGTCAGCCATGTCCATCGCCTCAGTCACGGACAAAGGCTCAGCATCACACGAACACACCGCATCCAACACGCACCGCGCTACACGGTCCACGGGCAAAGTGTGATCAGCCGAAAAAGCCAAAAATTTGAAATACGTCCTGTCCCAACTCATTGCATCACCCGACCTTTCTTCGTCTCAATGTCCTTGTAAGCAGAAGACACACCCGATAAGGTGTGCTCCAAATCAATACCCATGCCATGCGACATAGAAGCCAAAGTCACCACCAAAGCCACATACGCATCCACAGGGTTCTCAAAGTTGTCCGACAAAATCGTCAGCAACATGCGCGACGCATTCAGCGTCTCACGGACCAATTTGGTCTCATCCATCTCAACAGCCATCGCTCTATCCTTTCTAGGGTTTTGTGTTGTTCACGGCGTTACTATAGCATACGATTATGAACTTGCAAACACTTTTTACGTTCTTTTTGAACTATTTTATGGGGGTTTTCCCTAATGCATGGATATGGGTTGGGGGCTGTGGATAAGTGGGTAATTGTGGATAAGTCTGTGGGTAAGTTGGAAAAGTAGTGAGAAAGGCTGCATGGACCGTGGACCGAGGAGCATGAGGGATGGGTAAGGGTTTACCCTAATTAAAAAGGGATTTTGGATCGAAAAAAGGGATTTGAACGGGGTATATAGAAGGTCCGCCAGAAAAAAAGTGTTTTGTTTTTTCAAATGTCTGTAAAATGGAGGTTTTGGTGTAATGGACGAAATTTGAGAGGAGAGATCGACATTACGTCATGAAAAACAGGGTGTAGAGTACCGTCAGAGGTGTATTTTGATTAAAAAACAGGCATTTTCTCTGGGGAGATCCGCGAGATGACTTTTGAATTTTCAAAAACTGACTCTTACCCTCCATGGCTCTATAGGGAGCCCTCACAACTGAACAAAGGAAGACCATGACCATCCCGCACGACATCTTGATGCCACAAAACAATGGCCGGTTCAAATACCCGTTTGGGACCCTGAAAGTGGGCGAGACCTTTTTGGTCACGATCAAGGAGGTGGCCGACAGCGCCCGCGTGTCCGCCATCAGTTACAGCAAGTCGCACCCAGATCGAAAGTTTGAGATGTACAAGGCCGACCAAGGCTGGCGCTTTGTGCGCACGCGATAATGCACGAAAATGTTCCATCGGTTACACTCACGTACAGCAGAATAACGTAGAGGTACGAAAATGTACAAAGTAGACACGCAGGTGGAGTACCCAGACCACCGCACCCGATACCCGTTCAAGACGATGGCCGTGGGCGACAGCATCCTGTTCCCAACCCGCCAGCTGGCAGACAATGCCCGCATCAGTGCTTTTCGGTTTGTCCGCTCTACGCAACCCGATTGGAAGTTTTCCCTGCGCACCGTCGAAAACGGGTACCGCCTGTGGAGGGTCAAATAATGGGAAAGAAGGACGTTTACAACGTACCGCCTGCCCTGCGCGACAAAGCGGCCAGCCGCATGGCCACCGAAGTGGCCCCGCTGCGAAAGCAGCCCCGCACCGTGAACGCCAAGGAATGGAAATTCATCACTGAGCTGGTGAGCGGGGACGGGCGCGTCACGATGAAAGAGGCAGCCATCCGCGCAGGCTACAAACCCAGCTCCGCGTCGGTCATGGCGTGGAAGCTGACCAACCCCGAAATCAATCCGCACGTGGTCGCGGCCATTCAGGCGTATCGGGCAGAGCTCAACAGCAAATACAACACGTCCTACGAGCGCCACATGCGGGACCTGCAGATCATCCGCGACAAAGCTCTGGAAAATGGCGCGTATGCGGCAGCCGTGCAGGCAGAGTACCGACGCGGGCAGGCATTGGGCAGCATCTACGTGGACCGCAAAGAAATTCGCACGGGCACAATCGACAGCATGAGCAAAGAAGAGGTGCAGCGCAAACTGGATGAGCTGAAAAAGCTTTACGGGGGACCGCCACCCACTGCATTGATCGACGCCAGCACGGGACAAGTACTTGAGACAATCGACAGAGAAAAAGACCCAGCTTTTGACGCTGGAGTGGCAGAACCTCCGCCCGACATTTTTGAACGGGACAATGATTTGGGACCCGACGACGATGAAGCCTGAGGCCCGTTTTTCGGCGCGCGTGCGCGACGGGCTGGTCCCGTTTGGGGTGGACATTGACCGGATTGAAAACCGCGTAAACCTAGGCATTCCCGACATGCTGGTCGGCGTGGGTGACCGGTTCGCCATGGTAGAGCTCAAAGTGGTGGCCCGCGGGTTGAAGGTAGAGCTTCGGCCGCACCAGATCGCATTTTTGACCCGCCACGCGGCAAAGGGTCGCCCGTGCTTTATTTTGGTCCTGCAGGAAGGTGGCACCACCCTGAAACCGGCAAAAATTCACCTATACCGCGGGCGCGACGCCATGGAGGTGGCTACGCATGGCCTGCGCCACCCAGCCGTGGCAGTGTGGCCGTCGCGGGGCATGCCGTGGGCCGATTTGGTCGCGTGGCTATCGGCAGAGCCGGACGCATAGAAAAAAACAATTGGACGGGCTTTTTAATCGTGATAATATTCACCCCGTCGCAATTGTGCAGACACCTAGAAAGGATAGAGACCATGCCAAAATTCAAAGTAACCGCGTCATATGTCAGCTACTGCCACGCAGAGATTGAAGCCGACAATTTAGAGCACGCCGAAGAGCTGGCCCGTGAATTGGACGGGGGCGAATTCATCCCAGCCGACCGCGACGACTGGAATATTGAAGAGGTGGAGGAAATTCCGCAGGAATTGACCGAAGAGCAAGAGGCATTTTTGGCAACATATGCCGACGCGGTCGCGGACGCCACGCCTGAACAGGTCCGCCAATTCCTGCAGATGGACGACGACGCCTTTATTGAAAAATACAGCACCGGCACATATAGCAGCATCATGGACGCGCGCCTAGTGTGGCTGCAGGCCCTGAATTTTGCCGACACAAAACCCCGCGGATGAAGTCCCGACGCAGCCGAATGGCTGCGGTGCGACTGCGGACCCCGTTAAAGCGGGCACCGCCTAAGGCATTGAAGCCCCAATTGTGGCGGGTGGTTTTCATGATGATCATGGCCGTGATCATTCACCACGTTACCTAAGGGCTATCGGTCGCGCCTGCGCCATAGAAAAAATCAATTGGACGGGAATTATTTCCGTGATAATATTCACCACGTCGCGATTGTGCGACGCTTAGAAAGGATAGAGACCATGCTCAAAACCGTGCCCGTTACCGCGAACAAAAAAACCGGCCCCATTGCAGTGACTTACCGCAGTGGCACCCATGAAACCTATGCCACCTGCCCTAAGTCCTGCGCACTGCATCCGAAGTCGGCCACGGGTACGGATCAAATCGACGCGGAATATTTAGCGGCCCTGCTGGACGCGGTACCCCGTCGCGGGGTGGCGTGGACTTATTCCCATTTTGCTGCGGCCCTGCTGCCTAAGGCCAAAAAAGGGCAAACCGTAATTAACGCGTCCTGCGATAACGTGCACGAAGCCGTCGACGCAGTGGCCCGCCTAGGCCGTCCCGCGGTATTGGCTGCACCCAGTGGCACCCAGTGGCCGCAGGTTATCAATGGCGTGCGGTTTCATCGCTGCCCCGCAGAATTGGCCGACGGTTTCACCTGCGCCCAATGCGGTAACGGGTCCCCATTGTGCGCACGCGCCGACCGAAAGGATGTAATTGTTTTCGTCGCGCATGGCAGCGGTGCAAAAAAAGTCGGGACCGGTGCGGGCGGGTGCTATGCGGCCAGCGGTCCGACCGCCATTCAGTGGCACGCCACCAAAAAGGCAGCGACGCCCAACGACGCGCAGGCCCTGCGCGCATTCGCAAAATCACTGCCTGCCGGTAGCATGCTGCGCCACCACGTGGCGGGGGATATCGGCCACGAAGTGGCGATTTAAAAAATCAATTGGACGGGGTTTGTATTCGTGATAATATTCACCCCGTCGCACTTTCGCGACGTTCAGAAAGGATAGAGAAAATGGCCCACGTTTACGAATCAAAAGAAGTCCGCCACGGTTTTCGCGTGGAGGTCCTGCAGGACGAATGCGCCGAAAGTCCCCGCGAATGGGATAACGTCGGCACTATCGTAATTGGGGACCGCGTACGTTATAACGTCGGGGACCGGTCCGCACCGGTGGCCCAGATTGAGGCATTGTGCAAAGATCCCCAAAATATCTGGTTGCCCGTTTACATGCTGGACCATTCAGGCATTCGCCTAAATACGTCGGGCTTCGCCTGCCCATGGGATAGCGGGCAAATCGGGATTATTTACACCACAAAGGCGCGCGCGGTGGAGGAATGGGGCGGGAAAGTATGCACCGCGAAAGTCCGCGCCCGTGCTCTGGACTGCCTGCGCGCCGAAGTGGCCACGCTGGACCAATTCGTAAGCGGGGACGTTTATTTTTACCGCGTGCAGGACGCAGAGGGGGAAACGGTCGACGCCTGCCACGGGTACTACGGCACCGCCGACGCATTGGCCGCAGGCATTGAGGCTGCAGAGTATCACGCGGCCGCGGTCGACGGGTTTAACCAATTCCAAAAAGAAAAAGAAGAGGCCCGATTTAATGCCGCAGTGGTGGCCCAGCTGCAGGCCCGCGGCATTCCCGCCCAATGGGCTGCAGATCACTTAATTGTGCGCAGCGTATGACGACTAGCCATTTAACGCCCGACCTATATTGCCCCGTGCATAACGTGCGGGCCGTGCATGCGGTGCAGGAATTGCCCGCCCAATGGGCGGGGGTTTGCCCGTACTGCGCCCGTCGCGTTATCGCGTCCACCGCGCCCGCGTGGCTATCGCCTGCGCCGGTATCATTTAAAAAAACAATTGGACGCCCTGCGCAGTCCTGCTAATATTCACCCCGTCGCACCGTCGCGACGTTTAGAAAGGATAGAGAAAATGGGAAACCGTGCCGTTATCACAATTGGAAAAACTTTCAACCCTGCAGCCGCGGGCGTTTACTTGCATTGGAATGGAGGCCGCGCCAGTGTGGAGGGCTTTTTAAAGGCTGCGCGCCTGCTGGGTTATCGCAGCCCAGCCGCGGACCCGTCGTATTCATTCGCCCGATTGGTGGCAGTCATAACCGCATTTTTCCCCGACGGGTTAAGCGTAGGCGTCGGGACCTGCGCGCAGCTGGACTGCGACAATTACGATAACGGGGTTTATCTGATTGGGGATGATTGGCAGATCGTCGGCAGGCATTACCACACCGGCCCCGAAGAGGTGAACGAAGAGAAAACCGACGCGATAGCCGCGGCCATTGTGGGCCGACTGCAGGCCCTGCAGGCTGCAGCCGCAGCCGAAGAGGCCACCACGTAACCCCGCGCAGATCCTGCCACCCAGCCCGCACAATGCGGGCTTTTTTGTGCCTGCAGTTAACGCGGCCACGTGCACCCGTGAAACAAATTCGTAAACGATTTGAACACCGCGTAAACACTGGGTGCAATTGGTGAACGGTTTTCGTACGTGGCCCAGCCGCGGCCGGTAAAGTGCAGCCCGTAAACTAGGCCCACGGCCCGCCCAGCCTGAAGCCCTGAAACGTGGCGCGCGCACCGCGGCCCGCCCAGCTGGACCCGTGGCCCACGGTCCCCGCACCCCGTCCCGCGGTCCCCGACGCCCGACCCACGGCCCGCGGGGCACCGGCCACCGACCCCGACCGCCTGCACCACGCCCACGCAGCCCGACCCATGCACCGCGGCCACCGGCCCACGGTCCGCAGGCCATGCACCCAGCCCCGACGCCCACGCACCCAGCACGCAGGCCCACGCCCCGCGGGGCACCGGCCACGGTTATGCGATTGAGAACCATTCGCATTTACGCAAAAGGCCACCGACCGCGCAGGGGGGAGGGCCACAAAATGCCCCCAAGCGCGCACGCCAGCCTCCGCCCAAGTTTTAGACAAACAAAAACCTAGGAAAAACTTATCAGGGGGACCATAAAACCACCCCCTTGTTTTTAAAAAGGCCTAGGTGGGGTATATTTGCGCAATTCCAGAACCTGAGGGTCTGCTATGGCATACGAACCTGCTGACATTGAAGAAGAACG